TAGAATACTTATAAAAGTATTAGATGTAGCTAACAAAACTAATATGGGTATATATTTACCAAGCAAGTCTTTAGAAGACCACAGAGCGATTGCATCAATCGGTAAAGTTATAGAGATTGGTGCTGATGCATACGAAAGAGATGACATGACACAATCTTGGTGTGAACTAGGTGACTATGTTATGTTTGGTAAATATGCAGGTCATAGATTTAAGTACGGACAAGTAGAACTTAGAATTATGAACGATGATGAGATTCTGGGAGTAGTTCCAGATATTAACGAAATAAGTTAGTTTATTTCGACTAGCTGTTATTACAACAGCGTAAAATTCTTAGGAGAAACCTATGCAAATTATACATGACTCTTCGGCTAAAAAGCCGATGCAAGTTGTTGATGATGGCAAGGAGGAGAAACTCAAGGAGTTTGATGCAGAAGAAGCATTAGAAACTGTAGAGGAATCTGAACAGCCAGAAGAAACGACAGACGCTGATGAGCCAGAAGCTCAAGAGGCGAAGGTTGAAGAAGAGAATGAAGAGGAGGTTGTAGAAACTAAGTCTGAACCTGTAGAGGAGAAAGATGAAGAAGGACAACCAAAAAAGAAATCTAGACTTCAACGAAGAATAGACGACCTTGTTAGGCAGAAGAGCGTCTATGAAAATGAGCGTAATCAATATGCATCTAGAATACAACAACTAGAGGGTGAGTTACAAAAAAACAACACACTTAATAAAGATTACAAACAACTTCAAAAGAATCACTATACGAGCAGACTTGAATCAGCCGAGAAACTTTTGGAGAAAGCACGCAGCGAACATAAATCTGCACATGAGGCAGGAGACTCTGAAGGTATCTTGAGAGCAGCCGAATCAATTGCAGATGCAAAAGTAGAAATAAAGTCTTTGGAAAATCAAAAACATCTTTTTGATGCTCCAGAGGTTGAGGCACCAGTGTATCCATCGGTTACACCACAACCACAACAACAAGCTACTCAGCAACAAGCAGCAGCACAACCAGACCCTAGAGCCTTGCAATGGGCCCAGAGTAATTCATGGTTTGGTCAAGATGCAGCTAAAACGGGAGCAGCGTATGCAATTGATGCCCAACTAAAAATGGAAGGATACAATCCCTCGTCTGAGGAGTATTATTCTGAATTAGACTTGCGAATAGAGGATGCATTTCCTGTTATGAAGAAGGAAGTAAAACCACCAAAGCAAGTAGTAGCGAGTGTATCTCGTGGACAATCCGCACCTAAGAAGGTCTCTTTGACCCCTAACCAAGTGGCAATGGCTAAAAGACTAGGTGTGCCCCCAAATGAATATGCCAAGTTTGTGAGGAACACAAATGACCAATAAAAATAAAACATCGTCTGATGCGAGTACATCTAGGTCTCATCAGAAACGAAAAATAACTTATACACCTCCTTCATATCTAGATGCTCCAAAACCTAATGTCGAAGGCGTTAAATACAGATGGTTGAGAGTGAGTGTGGGTGGGGAGGATGACGCTCGAAACATAGCTAAACGTAAGCGTGAAGGCTATGAGTTTGTTAAAAAAGAAGAGCACCCCGATTTTGATGTCCCTGTACACGAGTCTGGAAAATACGCAGGCGTGATTGGAAGTGGGGATTTAGTTCTAGCTAAGATTTCTGAGGAAATGGCTGATGCAAAAAATGAGTATTTTGAAAATAAAACTCAAATGCAAACAGAAGCCGTTGACAATGATTTGTTAAAAGAACAAAATCCATCAATGCCAATAACACAAAGGCGTAATAGTTCTGTATCTTATGGTAAAAAGAAAGGTGCAGAATAATTTAGACGAGAGTGCGGGTTTAACTATTTAAACAATTAGGAGAATAATTATGGCTAATGTAGATGCCGCATTCGGTATGAAACCAGTGAGACATTTAACAGGCGGACAAATTCGTGCTAATGAGTATAAAATAGCTAGCGGAACATCATCTAATATTTTTAATGGTGATTGTGTAAAATTACTTGGTACTGGCTACATTGATGTAGCAGCAGCAGGAAATAGAATATTAGGTGTATTTGCAGGAGCTCAATATACTGCATCAGACGGAGAAGTTAAGTTTGTTAAATACTTCCCAACTGGAACTACTACTCAAGCAAGTGGCGATGTCACTGCTTACATTTATGACGACCCTAACATCGTTTTTGCCGTGCAATCAGCAGGTTCTGCTGACTTTGCAGACATAGGCAACTTAGCTGACATTGTTGTCGGCTCTGGCGATACTCTTACTGGACAAAGTAGAGTAGAAGTTAGTGGAACAACAGGAACTGGTACTGCAAACTTACGAATCCTTCGTAAATTTGATAGTCCAAAAAACTCGTACGGAACCAATGGTATCCTTGAGGTTACAATTCATGAACATGAACTTAACCAACATATTGATGCTGATGGAACTGTGGGCGTATAATAGGAGAATAATAACATGGCTGTTATATCAAGAACCCAACTTGTAAAAGAGTTGGAACCGGGACTCCACGCCCTTTTCGGTATGGAGTACAAAAGATGGGAGCGTGAACACGCTGAAATCTTTACAGAAGAAACATCAGACAGAGCCTTTGAAGAGGAAACTCTTATCACAGGTTTTGGTGCTGCACCAACTAAGTCAGAGGGTGCATCAGTAGAATTTGATACTGCTTCAGAACAATGGACTGCAAGATATGTGCATGAAACAGTTGCACTTGCTTTTGCAATCACTGAAGAAGCGGTTGAAGATAATCTTTATGATACTTTATCAAAAAGATATACTGCTGCTCTAGCTCGTTCAATGGCTTACACAAAACAGGTGAAAGCAGCGAATGTATTAAACAATGCATTTAGCACTAGCTTTCCGGGCGGTGATGGTAAACCTTTAATTACCACTGACCACCCAACTGTTGCGGCAGGTGACCAAGCTAACGAGCCAACTACGGCTGCTGACCTTTCTGAATCATCTTTAGAAAACGCAATTATTTCAATTGGCGGTTTTGCAGATGACAGAAATATNCCAGTAGCGGTACAAGCTAGAAAGCTAGTAATACCTAAAGAACTTGCGTTCACTGCTCAAAGAATTTTGAAGAGTGACCTAAGAGTTGGTACTGCTGATAACGACACAAATGCGTTAAGAACAATGGGCATGCTTCCAGAAAGTTATGTAGTAAATCACTACTTAACTGATACAGATGCATTCTTTATCTTAACTGACATGAGTAACACTGGACTTAAGATGTTCCAAAGAAGACCTTTGAAAACATCTATGGAGCCAGATTTTGAAACAGGAAATATGCGTTTCAAAGCATCTGAAAGATATTCTTTTGGATTCTCAGACTGGAGATGTATCTTCGGTTCACCGGGAGCATAAATTACGGATTAGGAGGGGATTTTTCCCCTCCTTTTTTTTCTTTTCTAGGGATAATAATTATATCAACTGCCCTAGCAGACGATGTAGAAGAGATGATATAATTTAACTACGAGGTTTAAAATGGCTAATACAACTTTTAATGGCCCGGTTCGTTCAGAAGCCGGATTTAAAGTAATAAATAAAGATAGCACTTCTGGTGCTATTACAGAAACAGGAGTTAACATTAACTCAACTGGACAACTAGTTTCATTAGGAACTAGAAAAATTCAAACATTTGCAATTGATTTATCTNGCACAAATGCAGCNTCAACAACTTATGCTGACAATGATGTTCTAGTAGAATTAGGTGAATTAAATACAGACCACCCAGATGCTTTAGTAACAGCAAGTAAGTTTTTCATTCACAAAGTAGTAATTGGTGTTACAACTGCTGCTGCAAGTGATGCTAATTCTTTAGCTAACTTACAATTAAGTGCAACATCTGGAACAGCTACAAACTCTGGAATATCTTCTGGAACAGAAATAGTAGGTGCAGGCGTAGCATCTTTCAACCCAAGAATATCTGCTACTGACTCAGTAACTGAAGTAGACATTGATTTAGATGCAACTGCGGGAACTTTCCATGTATTTGCTCCAAATATTACTGCGGCAATAGCAAGTAAAAATTTATACTTAGGTGCAGGTTCAACTTGTGACACAGCTTTAACAGCTTTTAGAGGTACTCTTGAAATAGAATACTCAGTATATTAATAGGAGGTAAGAATGGCTGATGCAGTAACTTCGCAAATAATTGGTGATAATGTTGGTGCAAAAAGCATACTCGTAAAACTTACAAATATATCAGATGGTTCTGGTGAAAGTGCTGTAGCTAAGGTGGATGTTTCTGCTTTAGCTGCAAGCACTGATGGTGAGGCGTGTTCAAGAGTTGCTGTACAAGAAATATATTATGATATTTTTGGTATGAGAGTAGACTTATTATGGAACGCTTCTTCTAATGTTATTTGTAAAGTTCTAGGTGCGAATGGTGCTTTATCATCACAAGGTTATATGAATTTTAAAGATTTTGGTGGCATTACAAATAATGCTGGTAGTGGTATTAATGGTGATTTATTATTAACAACAACAGGTCACACTGATGGAGATCACTATACTATAATCTTGAAACTCTCAAAGACATATTAATTATGGCTACCTCTGGAACAAGAACTTTTACCCTCGCTGTAGATGAAATAATAGAAGACGCTTATGCTCGTATTGGTGGTGAACCACAAACGGGTAAAGAAGCATCTGTTGGTAGAAGAGCTTTAAATCTATTACTACAAGAGTGGAGTAACAGAAATATACAACTGTGGACAATTACAGAGTCAACTCAAACTCTGACAGCTAACACAGCAAGTTACACACTTAATAGTCATACTGTAGATATTACAGAGGCAGTTATACAAAAAACAAATTCTGATTCAACAGTAACAGATTTTGAATTAGAAAGAATTAGTAGAGATGACTACCTTCGTATCCCTAACAAAAGTGATACAGGTAGACCATCTCAATATTTTTTAGATAAACAATTAACTCCAAAAGTATTTCTTTATCCTACACCAGATAATGCAGATGTTTTTAAGTTTAATGAAAGAAGAAAAATAGAAGACGTTACATTGTCTACAGAAACTGTAGATATACCAGACAGATTTCTTCCTTGTTCTATTAGCGGGTTGTCTTACTATTTGGCTTTACGCAGACCACAAATAGATATAAACAGAAGACAAGAACTTAAAGTTCTTTACGAAGAAGAACTTAAAAGAGCTATGGAAGATAATAGAGAAAAAGTAGATTTAATAATACAACCACAGGTAGCAAGACCATGAGTGACCCTCGTGTGGGCACAGGTAAAAAACCAAAAGGTTCTGGTAGAAGATTATATACGGATGAAAATCCTAAAGATACTGTTGGAATTAAATTTAGCACACCAGCTGATGCAAGAAAAACTGTATCTAAAGTAAAAAAAGTTAACAAACCTTTTGCAAGAAAAATACAAATACTCACTGTTGGAGAGCAGAGAGCAAAAGTAATGGGTAAAACCCAAGTAGTAAATATTTTTAAAAAAGGTAAAGATGCCATAAGGAAGGCAAACAACAGAAAAAAGAAATAGGAGATTAGATGGCTTACGCAACTGGTAAAAATGCTAAAGCAATATCTGATAGAAGTGGTATGGAGTATCCATACAGTGAAATGAAAAAAGAATGGAATGGTTCTTTTGTTCATAAATCAGAGTATGAAAGCAAGCATCCACAACTAACACCGAGAAAGCATAGACCAGACCCGCAAGCATTAAAAGACGCTTCACCGCCTAAAAAACTTGACCCTTCAGATCAGTTAGAAAATGGCACAGTAAGTTCTTTGTTAGCTAGTCTAGGTGTAACAAACGCAGATAGAAAAATAGTATCTACTTTTAAATCTGCAAATGCTTCGCCTATTGCTACAGCCTTGACATTAAGTGCAAGTTTAGGTACTGAATCTATTAGTGTCAGCTAAGATAGAATTATTTGTAGCAACACCTTGTTATGGTGGTATGCTCACAGAAGATTATCTTCATGGTGTTTTAGAGTTACAAAATTTTTGTTTAGAAAATAAAATAGGTTTACACATTCAAACTCCTGGACAAGAGTCTTTAATAACAAGAGCTAGAAATACTTTAGTTGCTAATTTTTTAGATAATGAAAAGTTTACACATTTATTATTTATAGATGCTGATATAGGATTTAGTCCAGATAATCTTAAAAGATACTTTGAGTATGACAAGGATGTTATCTGTGCTCCTTATCCAATGAAATTAATTAGTTGGAAAATGATGCCAGAGCTAATTAAGAATGAAAAAGATTATCAAAACTTATGTCATCCTTATGTATTAAATTTTGCAGACAAGGGTGAAATAAAAATAGATAAAGGTTTTG